TTCCGTCCCAAGAAGTAAAGTCGTTAGATCCAAATGTAGCACAACAAGCAGCCTCAAAAGCCCAGGACGCAGCGAGTAGTGCTACATCTCAAGTTAAAAGTGCAGCTGGCGGATTAACATCACGGGTTCAAGGAGCAGCTGGTCAAGCACAAGGTGCATTAGAAGGAGCAGCTGGTCAAGCACAAGGTGCAGTTAGTGGTATTCAAGCATCCGCTGGGGGAGTACTTAGTAATCTTTCATCAGGAGTTAAAGGTGCAATTGGCGGCGTGGCTTTAGGAGCGGGTATTGGAGCTTTAGCCGGTAGAGGAAAAGGCGCACTGATTGGTGCAGTCGCTGGATTGGTTACGGGTGATATAGCTGGTAAAGTATTTGATAAACTCAATCCTAAAGGTATTAAACCAGATGGGCTGGGTAAGGATTGGTCGCCGGATAAGTTTAGTCCTGAATCTATAGCTGGTAATGGTAAATTTGTAAATGCTAAAACAGGTATGGTTGAATCCACGTCCGAATTAGTTAAAGGGTTAAAAAGTGGATTGTTAGGTGGTGCTCTTGCTGCTGGAGTAGGGGCATTAGCCGGAGGCGGTAAAGCAGCATTAATAGGCGGATTGAGTGGTACAGCACTTGGTGCCGGATTATCTGTTGGTGGTGTAACAGGAGCAGCATTAGCCGGGAGTGGATTAGGAGCCGGTATTGGAGGATTAGTAGGTGGAGGAAAAGCAGCTGTTATTGGGGCTCTTTCTGGGGGTACAATAGCCGCGGCTGCTGCTAAATTAGCGAGTATAAAGAATGGTATGCCTAAGCCAAATATACCAAAACCACCTAGTATGCCACGTATCAAGACCATCAAGATACCCAGACCGCCAGATGTAAAAAACGTACAAGCATTATTAAATTTACCTAAATCTCAATTGGGTTAATAATTATATATAATAATATGAAAATAGATATATTAAAAGAATTCATCAAAAAAACAGTGCAACAAGAGGTACGAATCGTAGTACAATCTGAACTTAAACGTCAATTGGCAGAAATATTCTCTAAAGAAGTCATTCAATCCAAGAAAAAATCAGCTGATTCTGATTTAGAACAACAAATTCTAAGCGAATTGGAAACTATGAACGAATCTACTGTTGTTGAGGAACCAGTTAAATCTGTGAAGAAGTTTGTAAAATACAGCAACAACCCAATGTTAAATGAAATTTTAAATCAAACTACAGGTGGGGTACCACAAGAAGGTAGTATGGTTAGTATGATGGGTGGATATGGAGGGGGTACACAAGAAGTTATTACAGAAACCAAAGTACCTGAAAATGCTCCTGAACCCGTTAAAAGTGTTTATAGTGCTATAAATAGAGACTATAGATCGTTAATGAAAGCAGTTAATAATAAACGCGGAAATAAATAAAGTAAAATAAATGGCTACTCCGACAAAATCTATAGGTTTGTCATTACCAATTCAACTTGGTAATCAAGGATACTTTGCCACAAACAAAGATACAATATCCCAAATAGCATCAAATATCCAAAATTTATTGTTAACTATGCCAGGTGAAAGAAGATTTAACAATACTTTCGGATCTGGTTTATACAATTTATTATTCAATAATATAGGAAGTGACATATCTAAAGACATAATTATTGATGTAATTCAACGTGACGTTGATAAATTTTTGAACGGTACAACTATATTAAACGTTGAGTTATCTCAAGTTCAACCTGACAATAATAGTAAAAATTCGATATTTATAAGTATTACTTTTAGATATAACAATGCCGTGGGTAATACCGAGTTTAATTTGGAAACTAATAAAATTTAATGTCAAAGCTAATTAACAAAACATTTGATGCGAACACAAAAGATATAAACTATCTCAATAGAGATTTTACATCATTGCGTCAACAACTAATTGATTTCACCAAACAGTATTATCCACAGAGTTATAAAGATTTCAGTGAAAGTTCACCAGGTCAAATCTTTATAGATCAAGCAGCTTATGTTGGAGATGTACTTTCATATTACACAGATCAACAATTTTTTGAAAGTTACATTCAATTTGCGCAAGATCGTAGAAATATTATAAACGGTGCTAAATATCTGGGATACAAGCCTAAAGTTTCGTCTGCTTCTTCAGCTGTGGTTGACGTATTTCAATTACTGCCTTCCATTCGTACCAAAGACAATGAATATTTTCCAGACGAACGATATTGTCTAATACTACAGCCATTTTCACAGTTGTCGAGTACACCAGGAGTTAATTTCGTAATAGAAGAAAGTATAGACTTTAGTCAAGATACTAAATTCTCCCCTAGAGAAATTACAGTTTACAGTCGTGATAATACTGGCGCCCCTCAATTTTATTTAATTAAAAAGGCAACTAAAGCTTATTCCGGTACAGTAGTAAATAAACAAGTCAGTGTAACCGATCAAGTTCCATTTTATAGTACAAAATTGGATGAAACCAATGTACTTAAAATTGTAAGTGTCACTGATAGTAATAATGTTAAGTACTATGAATTTGATTACTTGGCACAAGATACTATTCCAATCGAGGTGGATAATGTTCCATTGAATAATCAGACACTATCTCAGTATAGAAGTGAAACTCCAAAAATTCTTAAGTATTTAAGAACCGAAAAAAGATTTGTTACAGTTATTGATGAAAATAATCAAACAACTTTACAATTTGGAGCAAACACTGAAAATTATGATAATACAATCGTTATCCCGAATCCTACAAATGTCGGAGTAGCATTATCAAATTTGAAGAACTTAAACATTTCACTGGATAATACAAATGTATTGAAAGAAAAGTCATATGGCGTGTCTCCATCTAACACCACACTAACAATTACGTATATTATAGGCGGCGGTTTAAATTCAAATGTTAACTCTGGAGAGATTAAGAAAATTCTAGGAATTTCTTATTTGAATGACGTAACATCATTGACCGATAGTGAAGTTATTTTGTTAAACACGATCAAAAACTCATTAAGAGTAAATAATTTAGAAGCCGCAACTGGTGGTGATGACGCTGAATCTGATGAAGAGATCAGACAAAATGCAATGTTGAATTTTTCAACGCAAAATCGTATGGTAACAGAAGACGACTTCTTGTTGAGAGTCTATGCATTGCCTGCTCAGCTTGGAAATATAGCAAAAGCATTTGTACAAAGTAATTTAACAAGAGAAGTACAATATAATGGATTGATAAACGGCGTTGTAAATACAGAAAACAATTCAACTGTAGATTTAACTCCGTTGAATCCATTAGATAGAAGAAAATTTTTACAATCTAATAGTCCATTTACGAATAATTTGTATTTGTTGGGATATGATGTAAATAAAAATTTAACACAAATAAATCCAGCTACACTTCAAAATTTAATAACTTATATTCAAAATTATAAGATATTAACCGATAAGATTAATATTATCGATGGTTATATTATTAATATCGCAGTTGAATTCAAAATAACAGTATTTAAAGGATTCAACAAGTCGGATGTGTTGAATAACTGCATACAATCTATTAAATCATTTTTCGAAATTGACAAATGGAGTTTCAATCAGCCGATTAATTTAAGTCAAATAAATTTCGAAATAATGCAAAATGAAGGCGTTCAATCCGTGAGCGATATTCTTATAAAAAACTTAACCATTGATGAGGGAAATTATTCCCCAGTTGCATATAATATCAGTATAGCAACTCAGAATAACATAGTTTATCCATCAAAAGATCCATCTGTATTTGAAGTTAAATTTCCAGATTCTGATATAAAAGGCCTTGTAGTATAATATGCACACATTTATTTATCCATCTCAAGATACCTACATAAATAATTCTTCGGAATTTATCGATAAAAATTTTGGAATCGATGAGATTTTAGAAATTTATGCATCTAATAAAGGCACGACGACTGTATATACAGATCCGAACTGGCACGAAGCTCCGATTACCGCGTCATCTTATGGTAACGAAGGTTGGTTAGCTTATACTACATCTTCTTTATTTATTTACTCTGGAAGTAAATGGTATGCTTTTAATCTTACATCTTCTGTAATACCAAATACATCATTTATTGCTAATTTTACAGGCAGATTATCTAATGTAACCACTAACCCAAAAAAACCACTTTATATTTCTGGATCTGCCAATTATGCATCTGGATCGTTTACTGGTAGTATGAATATAACTAGTTACTCATTCTTTACAGGTAGTTGGAGTACAGGTAGTTTTTCAGGTTCTGTAAGAGTTGGTAGCTTTTTTACAAAACTAAAAGTAAACACACGGACATATACAACAAGTCCGTTAACGGCATCTTTGACAGGTACAGGCAGCTTTAAAAATTTAAGAGGGAAACTATTAGGAAAATCAAATACAGGCATACCGTGTAGTTCCAGTTTTTATTCTCCGGTAACAGCTTTTAATTCAGGATCGTTTACAGGAAGTTTTAGTGGTTCGAATTCTAAGTTATATATAGAAACTTTAACATCCAGTAAATTGTATTACGCGGATGTCATAAATTTTGCTGGTTATTTTAAAGGCAAATATAGTGGATCTTTTACTCGGCCGTCTACAGCAGCATATTTGAACTACCCCGAGTTTTCTAGAACGCTTGTTAAGTTTGATATAAATGAATTGAGTAAATCTATTTCAAGCAATAATATTAGCGGATCTAATATAAAATTTACATTAAACTTAAAGTCATGTGGTGCTAGAAACTTACCGTTAAATTATAGTATTTATGCTTATCCAATAAGTCAAAGTTGGAATAATGGTAATGGTAGATATGCTGATGATGGTTCACAGTTAGGCGCTAGTTGGAACTATAAAAACTATGATGGTAATGGTATCTGGTATGGAAGTCAGATTACAAAAGAGTATCAACAGGTAGATTACTTATTAACATCGTCGTATTCAAGTGCTAGCTTTGAAAATCAAGGAGGTACTTGGTTTTATAAAGTTCCTGCTTCATACACAAACAAACCAAAGTGGATTTGTAATTCTACAAAATATCCATCATTAGTTAATGCAAGTTTAATTTGTAGTCAATCATTTAGTTACGGTAATCAAAGTGACATTACTATGGATATAACCAAAATCGTTAGAGGTTGGTTATGCGGATGTATTCCTAATCAAGGACTTATATTGTTAAGTTCGTTGGAAATTTCAACTCCTCCATTACAACAAACTAATGGACTGTTGCAATTCTTTAGTAAAGATACAAATACAATTTATAGTCCGTATGTTGATGTAGCTTGGGACGACAGTATATTTATTACAGGAAGTTTAAAGTCCGTTACAGGATCTATTCAGAATTTAATTACACTAAACTATTTGAAGGATGCTTATAAAGCTGGTAGTTTACCTAAGATTTATGTATTTGCAAGAGATAGATATCCATTAAAGAACTTCCAAAAATCATATCAACAGCCATCAATGGTTACTCCAAAATATCTTCCTACGAGTTCCTATTATATGATTAAAGACGCTGAATCCGAAGAAGTTTTGATTGGATTTGATCAATATACAAAGTTAAGTTGTGAACCTATTTACGGAAATTATTTCAAGTTACAAACAACGGGATTACCACAAGAAAGATATTTGAAAATATTTATTAAGACTGAATATATTGACGGTACAGTAGATATAACTGATACTCAGAAAATATTTAAGATAACAAGATAATATGTCAGATATACAATTAAATTACGACATAGCTACAGATGAAGTTTCCAGTTTTAAAAATTTTGGAAACTTTACTAATAACGTTGATTCTTTTGGAAATTATCAATTAGTATTTTCGCCGGCTCAATCTGTTAATGGAAACGTTAATTACGTTAAAGTTTCATTAAAAACATTCATTTACAATGAACAAAAAATTATTGACGCAAATACAGTGGATTTTACAGAACTTCAAACTGTACAAATTGAAGAAAAACGTAATATAAATGAAGTTTTAAATCAATATAACAATCTGATTGAAGAAAATAGAATTCTAAATCAGACGGTTAACACGTTAGTTGAAAAATATGAAAATAATGATGATAAACAAGTTATCAATGCGTTGAAAACTACTATTATTTCTCTCAGAATACAGTTAGGTCAAGGATCAGTTCCATCTGATTTCAGCGACGATTTTCCGTTTTTACCACTAGTATAATATGCCATACGACTATTTAACAATTAATGAACTTGATCTTACTAACGGTATAGTAAGTGCTTCGTATCTTCCTCAAAATTTACAATCTTTATACGAACAACAAGTTTTGAATTCGGAAAACTTTTTCGGTGATACGAATGATGATATATTTGAATTAAGTATCTATAATAGCAATCAAGAACCAATTCTTTTTGACAGAATAATTCCAAAAACAACATTTAGTATTGTACAGTCAACCTATAGAGACGTTAATAATGCACAACGTTCATATAGAGTAGCAAATCCATTTACAAATTATGCTTTGTATGGCAATGAATTATTATTACACACTCAGTATGATTTTAAATTTAATGCATTAAATCCAGGTCTATATTACGCATTATATAATCCCATCCGAAACATTGCGGGAAATACTACTAATAGATTATTCATCAAAGAAATTTCTCCTAGTAGAACGGAATTAAGACTATCCTACGCATTCAATCCAAACTTGAACGAAGTTAACAGATTGGATTCTGTAAAAATTTCATCATTCGCTGATAAAAAATTTGCATTCTTACAACTGATAGATGAAATTGTTCCTATAGTAGATAGAAACCCAATAGACCAATCATTTAATGAAAATTCATCCAATTTTAATTATTTGAAATATGCACAATATCTTGGATTTAAATCGGCGGCCGAATTGCAAGAATTTATTAATTCAGTTTATGTTGGATATAATAAAATTGTTAATCTTTCCAATGATCCAGATTCCGTAATTAATCAAAATGTAAAATTTTCAGGTATAGCTGAACAAATAAAGAATTTTGTTTATAGCTATAATAATGTCGAGTTTTCATATAATGAAATTTTGGAAGCGATTTCTTTAATAACTTTTAAAGTCAGTCAAGATGCAATCTTACAAAGAACGACATTAACAGATGACGACTTGGTAGAAACGGTAAACGTATTTGTACAAATTGTATATAAGTACTGGTTAGAACCAAAGATAGGCGAACTTTTAAATAATTATAGTCAAAAGTTTTATGGTTATTATAAAAATGCATTGAATTTTGATGGTGGTAATTTAGTTAAAATATTAACACATACAAGTTATTTAAATACAGTTGATGGGCGTATAAATGTTCAAATTAAATTAGATAGTCCGCTTCCATCACAATACACTTTAAAAGACACATGTTGGATTTCCAATATTTCATTATTACCTTTATATTTTAAAGTTAATCTTTACACGGCACCAGTTTCACGAAAAGTTTATTTAAATGGTGTTAATTTTACAGTAGTAACCCCGTCTGTAAATCCAACAAACGATAGATTTAAATCTTTAGATAACAATACATTATTTGCTGCTAAGACACGTGTTCAACAAAAAATAAATGATTTACTAATTAATTATACCGATTTTAGTAATTTTATAAATTTTTCATCGGCTGAATTAAGATCAAAAATAGCTAAAAGTAAAATTTCTAAATACGGTTCTTATGAGACTTCCAAGAATCAAATTAAAAATCAAACTTCGTCATCATCTAATATTTCAATATCGGCATCATATTCCAATGATATAACCAGAATTATCGATGAACAGATATTATTATTGGATAGTTTTGACGAATACGAATCTTATTTATTTTATTCTACATCCAGTATAGATCAAAAAATAGAAGATGGTATAAGCTTTGACAAAAGTAATTACAATTCCCTATTTTATCAATTGCCTGAATATATTAAAACGGATGAATCAAACGCTGATTATATAAAGTTCACTGCTATGACTGGTCATTTCTTTGATAACATTTTAGTATTTATTAAGAAGTTTCCAAAATCATATCCTATTAATTGGGATGATAACAATAGTTATCCAAAAAATTATATAGAAGAACTTTTAAATAATTTTAACTGGGATGTAACTAATTTTAAATTTAATAAAAGTGATGTAACTCAATTATTGTTTAATAACACACAGATGACCGGAAGTTTATCATCGTCTTACTTTGATTATGCTAAGTCTATATTCAACAGAATAACAAATAATCTAAATTATATATACAAAACTAAAGGTACATCCACATCATTTAATTTGATTCGTTCAATTTTCGGAATATCTTCTGATTTAATAAATGTAGTCGAATATAGTAGCCCAAATGTGTTGATAAACAAACAATCATATTATGAGTTTGATGATATAATTTACGCTACTAAATATGAAGACAATCAATTTGTAAAATTCAATTTTACGGGAAGCGAATATAAATATTTTGCAACACAACAATACACTAGTGGAAGTGCGTATCCACCAACTCAATTAACTAGATCAATAATCGAAGAATTTACAGGAGTTTCAACTGTAGAACTGTCTTTCCGATCAAATGAATGGAATAAATACAATTATAAAGATAAGATTCCGTTGATTAAAAAAACAAGATCTAATAAATTAGATTGGCAAATTTATTTGTATAAGACAAAACAAAGAGAATCAGCAAAGTTAGTCTTTGAAATGTGTCCTATTGGTTCTACAATAATCACGTCTAGTGTAGAAAGCATCGAAATGCCTTATTTTAATGGCGATTTTTATACACTAATGTTGAGAAAGCAACCAAATGAAAATATTAGATTTGATTCTTTACCTGTTATATCGCAATTATATAATCAAACTCAATCGTTAACTTCATCCGCAGCGGATAAATATGTACCACATACATATACTTTAAGTGTTAATCAATATTACGGAAGTTTATTGAATTTTACAGATAAAAAAACCAAAACAATATTGTATGATCAAAATCAATATTTCTCGTCTGGAAGTTATTATGTAGGAAACTTTTCATCGTCAATGCAGTTCTATGGAAATATTGATAAAATTAAAGTACAAAAATATGCATTAAGTGATGACGATTTCCAAGAACACTCTTATAACTTAAATTCTATTTCTATCACGGAAAAGTCGTTGGTATATGAAAATATGTATTATTTATGGAGTTTTGATACTCCTGTAAATTTATATGGTAATCCAGCTAGTGTTCCTAATCAGAATAACAGATATAATAGTAAATTTTACACTTATAATTTTAATCAAAATACCATACAACGAGGAGCACCATATTGCGATTCAATATCAGCCGATATTTTCCCATATCAATTTGAGAAATTTAATGTCAAACAGTCTACAAACTCAAACAGATTTGGCCCAAATTACAAATTTAATGCTAATATTAATAAAATTTCTCAAATTGTAAGTTCTAATTTATTGCCATATGAATATTCCACATACACAAATGATATTATTGGTAGTGATTCTAATTTAGTTGGATATTATATTTCGCCATATAGATACTTAAATGAAAATATAGAAGACTTTTTAGGAAAAGAAGGCATATCTGATATTATCGGTGATCCTAAATATTTGACATCGAGAAATTATCCTGAATTAAAACTAAGACAGACCGAATTTGCAGCTTCAAATAAGAAATATATATACCCACAAGAATATTATAGTACTTATAAATTTTACATTGATTTTTCTATATTTGATTTTGTTAAAAAATTAACACCAAGTCGTGCTACTTTAAAGACCGGTTTGTTATTAGAACCTTCAATATTCGAACGTGTAAAATTTAATTATAAAGACGCTACATTTTTACCGATAGACGCAAATACAACATCAAGTTTAATGTCTTATGAAATTAAACCAACATTCTTATCATCATTGATAGATACAGTTAATTCCTCAAGCAATACAGTAATAAACATTGAATCTGTAAATGGAATTGATACGGATCGTGATACATATAATTTTTCAAGATTTGAAATTAAAGATAGAGTTGATGACAGAGATTTTATATTTGTTAAATATGGAAAATATATATTTGTAGATAAGAATGGATATAATGTACGAAATACAATAAATTATTCTGAGAATGATTATTATCAGTCTCACAATAATACAGGATCTATTGTAACATTTACGTCAAGTTACTACACGATACAGACGATTGGATCTGGATCTGGTAATTTAAACAATCAAATTACAGGTAGTAAATCTCTTAAGAATATTTACTATGGAGATATGAATAGTGGTTATTCACAAAGACATTTAAGTAAATTTGTCCGAGTCGGTAGTAGATTAAAATGTCAAGCTATTTCAGGATCATATTATACTGTAAAAAATGGAGTAAAAACTTTATCTTCTGGTAAAGTGTCATACTATACTTATACAAAAGGTAAAAATGATTTTACTACAACCGTAAATCGAAAAGGATTACCAAATGGATCTTCTCCTATTATAACGATACCTGGATACTTGGCGGTTGATATGGAAAGTGATAATTTCCCTAAATATGGGATACTAACTGGTTCAATTGACTCGCCAAATAGTCTGTTTATACAACAACCATTAACATGCTCCACATGTGCAAGTGCTAGTATGAACATGTACATTATGAATTTATAATATAATTTTTGATTAAAAACTAAAAACACTTGATAATTATTTACATATGGCATACCTTAATAACAACGTTCTGACTGTTAACGCGATACTGACAAAAAAAGGTCGAGAAGTATTAGCAAAAACAGGTGGATTGAACATTACAGCTTTCGCTTTAGCTGATGACGAAATTGATTATACTCAATTTAATCCAACTCACCCACTAGGCAGTGCTTATTACGATATAGCTATTCGTAACACTCCAATTATGGAACCCATTACGGATGAATCACAGACAATGAAATATAAGTTGGTCACTTTGAATGATGGCGTTACATCGGTACCAACTATTAGTATTGCTCCGCCATTGATTTCTGTACCACGTACTTATTCAGCTGCAATTGACATTATCCCAAATACAAGTCCAGTTTATAATGTGACATTGGGATATACAGCAATTTTGACCAATAAAAATGTTGGCACTTTAGTAGTCACTGAAACCAATAGTTTGAATTCTACATCCGCGACGATTCCATCATTCACAGGTGATCTAGCATCACAATCTTCACAAGTCGTTATAGGTAATAAGTTTAGATTTATTCCAAATGGTTCTTTGTCTAAGACAACAACAACTAATATTACTATCATTGGCAATGAAAGTGGTGGAAGTACTTCAATCAATGTAACTGTCAGTGTTTCTACCACAAATTAATAATATATGATATTCACACCATTTACTCCAGACGACGTAGTAGCAGGAAGAATTAACCAGGTATCATCGGGCATGTTTGGTACTGGTAGTTTGACAGTAGCACAATCATCATTTGTAACTTCATCCGCCCAAGCAAACGTCATGACAGGATCTGGTCCATTTGACGTAAGAAATGCACAATATTATATTGATATATATAGTGGAGGCGATCAATATTTTGCCGCTGCTTATGGAGATTATTATAATTCAGGTAGTAGTTATTTTGATTGGTCGGGTCAATCTTCAGCATCCGTGTATACAAACGAAACTAAAATTATATATACACAATATAAAAACACACTTTTACAACCAGGCGATACATTCTTTAGCTTTGCGTCTGGCAGTGTTGATTCACCAACCGACAGTTCCGCAATCTTTGTACTAAACTATGTAGCTGATAAATTCCAAGATCAAATTGATCCAGGCCAAATTCAATTAAATTTCACTGGCGCTTTAGGTCAATTCTCATATATCGACGATTCCCAAGTTATTAATACACAACAAAATGTTTATAACTTGATTTCAGGATCTATTATTAACGGAGTTCCAACTCCATACACTAAAGGTGGAACCGTATCCGCTGTTTATGGCGGAATCGGTTTATTTTATCCTACAAATGGAGTAGTTATATTGAACGCATTAAAGTTAGATGCAAAAGTTGGTATTACCGGAAATCCTCCGGAAATTACTAGTACTAGAAATTCAAATCAAAATTCAACTAACTGGAAGAGTTATTGGAGAAATTGGATACGTAAATTCTATTTGAGTATAAAAAATTCAAATAAGAATATGGCGATTCGCAAATCAGAATTTGTACCATCTACCAATTACTTCATCAGAGTAAAAAATAAAGAATTCAATTACAGTAACAATCCAACATTTGTATCAGATGGTACTGACGGTCAAACTAAAGGTACTATTATATATCCAGCACTTATTAGTAATCCTCGTACTTATATTACCACAATTGGATTATATGATTCTAATAACGAACTATTAGCTGTAGGTAAACTAAGTAGACCTACACAAAAATCATTTGATAATGAATTGTTGATTAAGTGTCGTATTGATTTTTAATCTAAATACTTTTAAATCTTCCTATTTATATTGGGATGATTAAATTTCTCAAAAATCAAGACATACAAGTTACTACATTTTCGGTAGCAAAGACTAAAGTCGCTAATAACATCTTTTCTGATTTGTTACTACTAAGTGATGGTACGTATAATTTCCCATTGGTGATTCCCATAGCCGAATGTGATTATAATTTTAATTATTTAGATACAGGATCATTTGCTACGGTTAACAATGATAGTTGTACGTCATCATTAATTAATTCTAATGGTTTCTTGGCTTGTTCTCCGATAAAAGATCCAAATAATCCACTGTTTCAACTTGGGTTAAAGATTCCAACTGGATCAGTATTTTATCCAGTCGATAATATTCATTATAATGATGAAACTAATCCAATCAATTTAGATGGCACTTATCAAGGACAGGTTTATAATACGATAAAAAACATGTATTATAATAATTATAATAACTCATATAATATTTTTGGATTTGATGGATATGATACATCTAAAGCTAAGTTAAATTTGGATGATAAATTTATAAGTTATACATTAAATGTGACACAGAGTGGTGACAAAATTAGTCCTTTTAGTGTAGTAATTAATAATCAAACAGGTGATATAGTTGGTAATATTTTAGACGATGGTATAAACAATTTATATTTGTCCGGATCATATTTTATTAGTGATTTTGAAGTTTATACAACTGATACTAATAGCGTAGTTAATTATGGAATAACAGGTTTAGGACAATATTTGTATTATGGGTCGATATCTACATAAGTATATAGAGTATGAATTTGGAAAATATATATAATCAGAATTATGGTAGTGTAGTAGTGACCAATGGCAATCTTGTCGCTATAGGAAATCCACCGTCTGACACATACACATCATGCGAAGGCTTTAGTAAAGTTGGTCAGGTTTTTTTGATTAAAAAAGACAGTTTTAAAACAAATTACTCGGTTTCTAAAATATTAAAGAAAACGATTTTTCCAGAAAATGGAAATTTAGCGACTTACTACACAGAACAAAGTTCCAGCGCTGCATTAACAGCTTCTCTGATAATTGAAAGTGGTTCTGTAAATGATTCTTTATCAAATTGCAATTTCATTATCGTAGAAGCCGACAATATAAAAGTAAATCAATCCAATTATGGATCGGCCATTGATTTATCTACATATTTTTTGGCAGTGGGAGACACATCAGTGTCATCAAGTTATTATCTAGGACATACAAATAATTTCGCCTGTGTAGATATATTCAAAATTAATCCAAACTATACGTTTGATAATACAAAAGGTATTATTCCTAGTTCTGCGGGGAACTCTATATCCGTCGATCAATACAATATAAGCGATATTCCAATTTGTTCTATTACAGGATCCATTTTAAAAAAATTTGGTAGTTCTGTATCCATTACCAATAACTACTTAGCAGTTGGATCGCCTAATTACAACAACGGTCGAGGAGCTGTTTATATATATAAATATACAGATGCTGATTGTACCTATTCTTTTCAACAAATATTAACGTGTAGTGTTATTAACTACCCACATCAATATGGGTTTGGGTATTCAATTTCTTTAGATAAAAAAACTGAAGAAACATTGGTAGTTGGAAGCAATCAACTATCTCAATCCAATGTTTATTTATTTTTTAATTCTGGATCTTTAAATAATTGGAAATTAAGTCAGGTATTATCTCAAAATACAAGTTCACAATATTATACTATTCAAAATACGAACTTTGAATTAATTCCAAGTGGAAGTCAAATTAATACTAGATATGGATATGCGGTATCATTATATGATACAACTCTAGCTGTAGGCGCCCCAAATGATTTGGTTTATTGGGAGTACTCTGGATCGAAAACTTTAAGACAACGTGGATCTGTTTATGTATATAATAATCAACAGTGTCCAGCTGACGTTAATTGTGGATTTCAACTTATAACAAAATTGTATGGAGACGATGTAACATTTAAAGATAATTTATTTGGATATTCTGTATCTACTTTTGATAAAAAAATATTAATTGGTTCTCCAAAACCATATTTCCCATTTAGTTCATTATTCATTTCCAGTTCGATAAATTATTATGATTTAACTTTCAATCAGTATGATTTCGGAGAATCTACGTATTGCGGACAAACGCTACTTTACGTAGTGACAGGATCTGTAGTAAGACAGATGACTACGGATCCTATATCTAAAAGAAAAGAAATTGGCAAACCATTTACAGCTTATGGATATTCAGTATCTTTATCAGATACAAATTTAGTAATAGGAGCTCCTATTCCACTAAATGAAGACTTTTATTTATCAGCTCCATTAATAACTGAATCTGGAAGTGTGTTGAATGGATATCGTCTTACATCATCATATCAAAGTGAAGATTGTATTATAACATCTAGTTTTGTGTATCTACAGATGGAAGATTGTCTAAGTTGTAATGGCGGACCCATTTCAGGTGCTTTTTCAGGTGCATGCGACAATTTGATAGTGTTTGCTGATGAACAAGGTGAATACGCATATGCAGCTAGTAAAATATTTGGAAAATCATACATTTATAATATGTCCGATTTACAAACAAATTTTAATGTCGGTAATATATTTTATAACACTAATAAGTTAATAATTAATAATACAGGCAGTGTGTTAAATAATCTAACGCTTGATCCAACAGATTTTAATAACACGTACTTATACATGAAATATAACAGTCAAATAACATTGCATGAAAAACAATATATTTGTACTATAGAGCCAGGAGAATTTAATGTATCTACTAATCCAACCGCAATTACATCATCTATGTTTGATTATGGAGTGATTAATACAGATATTTTTAATTTTGATAATTTAGATATAATCTTAAGATATATTAATACCCGAATTACAGTTAATAATTCTGAGAAATGGTGGGATAATTTTGTATCAGGTGATATAGATGAGTCTATATTTAATTTTTATAGTTCATCTTATTATGACTACGAATCAAATAGATTGACAAATGAGTTAAAATCTAAATGTAGTTCTTTAAATTTCGATGTTAATGGTGATGGCACAGCTAATTATCAAGATGGATCGGCCATATGGAAATATTTTATTCAAGATTTTACAATAAACAATTATCAGAATTATTTGAATCCAAGATCACGCCGTAATAATTACGATGATATGATTTCGTTCTTGAATGAAAAAACAGGAAAATCAAACAAAAAATTAGTAAAACAAGAATTCTTTGGATATAACTATAGTAGTTCATTGGATCCCACTGGATCATATCTAGCGCCGTACATTACAACAGTTGGATTATATAGTGGTGCCGAATTGGTTGCTATAGCTAAATTAGCACAACCAATTAAAAATACCGGTGAAATTCCTATTAATATTGTGATTAAATGGGATACTTAATTATATTTATTATATAAATAGACTCGTATGGCAACAGACTCAAAAATTAATCGTGAATCTCTAAAAATGGGATTGGCCGGTAGATATAAATCCGGACAAAAAGCCGGAGGTGCTTTTGATGCATATCGATCTACGTCTAATACAATGTTAGATGCTGGAAATGGTAGTATTCAATCTACATTGTCAACAATTAATCCTGGTTTTCAAGCAGTCGGTCCATATCCGGAGAGACCCAAAGAAAATTTCAATGAAAAATATTTGAATTACAGTGATAATACCTCAAATGGTCCAGTATTAACTACAGGCGTTAATAAAATTTCCACTAACTGGAATGGTCAGGCTTCTTTGCAAGATGCATTATATACTAAAGATCCTGGGTTTAGATTACAAACCCCATTAGGTGTAAGTCAATTTAAAGATGTAGGAGATCAGAGATCTTTAGAACTTTCACGATTCGTTAAAGGTTTTAATAGTAACAAATATACTAACGGTTCATTCCGCCGTTAATATATATTCTAAATGGTTATATTAGGATTGGATTCATCTACATCTACAACTGGTTGGTCTTTCTGTGAAAACGGAAAGATTCTTTCTGCTGGTTTCGTAGACACTAAAAAATTAGAAACAACTAAAGAAAAAACGTTTTGTGTTATTTCGAGTCTTGAAAAGACGAAAGAGATTAAAAGATTTGATGAAATTAATCTTGAAGCCGCATTAAGCGGATTCGCTGGAGGTTTTACTAGTCAACAAGTTATTATCACATTAGCTAGACACAATGCTGTTTTTGCGTATATTATAGAAGAACATTTTAAAAAGAAAGTTAATTTGCTATCTGTTAATACGATACGAAAACAATTATTTGGTAAATGTAGAATAAAAGGAATCAAATCAAAAGATTTTGTTAGACAAGAACTTGAATCACTTGTGCCTGATGTTATAAAGTTTACTACACAAAATAAAAAAGGAAATTGGGACGAACGTAATAGTGATATGTACGACGCTGTGGTAGCTAGTTTATATAAAAAATAAATGTCTTGATTTAATTTAATTCATCTGTTACTCTAGAATGAGATGATCAATAGTTCGGTTATAGAAACACTTTCAAAGTTGTTTAAGCAAAAACCACATATTCAAAAAGGTGGGACTGAAATACTTGTGTTTTGTACAAACTGTCAACATCACAAACGCAAATTAAATATCAACACTATCACTGGATATTACCAATGTTGGGTATGTGGCTTTAGTGGTAAAAGTTTTTCTTCACTTCTTAAAAAATTAAAAGCTTCGGCTGAGTACTATCAGATCTTATGTAAAAATAAAGTCAGAACAAGTTATGTCTCTGACGAGAAAAAGACACTAACTTTACCAAGTGAATTTAAACCACTATACAAATCTTCAAACGACGTTGGTTATAAACACGCACTTAACTATTGTTTAAAAAGAAATCTAAATGTGCATGAAATTGTTCGTTATAATATTGGTTATTGTACAGAAGGCACATTCGCAAATAGAGTAATTATTCCGTCATATGATAAAGATGGAAATTTAAATTTCTATTGTGGTAGAGACTTTTACAATGGGTATCTAAAGTATAGATTGTGTGATGGAAGCAAAGACATCATAGGATTTGAATTATTTACAGATTTTACAAAACCCATTACAATCGTAGAGGGACCATTTGACGCGCTTTCGGTAAAGTACAATACGGTACCTTTATTTGGAAAGACTATGTCTAGAAAACTTAAAATGAAATTGTTGGAATATAGACCGCCATATGTAAATGTTTTATTGGATAACGATGCTTTAGGATCCAGTTTGAAAATATGTGATTTTTTAATTTCTAATGATATTGAATCACGTCTAATTTTATTAGATGGAAAAGATCCGAATGAAATAGGACATATAAAAACTTGGCAAACCATCAGCTGTGGTGTTAGAATGGATGAAAGTGTATTATACAGATATAAATTAATAAATAAACTATGATCGTATTAAAAAATACCGACGATAAAATCAATTGTGTGATGCATGTTGCGGATATTCACATTCGTTTGACAAAACGACATGATGAATATACATCTGTATTTGAAAAGTTCTATACTGCTTTGGATAAAGCTAAGACTCTAAATGCAATCTTGGTTATTGCAGGCGACATTTTTCATAATAAATCAGATTTAAGTCCTGAGTGTGTTAAAATCGGAGGTGACTTTCTAAAAAGTTGCGCTGATCGTGTTCCTGTGATTTTAACGGCGGGTAATCACGATGCAACGTTAGCAAACAAGGCAAGATTGGACTGTTTAACTCCAATCGTACAAGCACTTAATCATCCAAATCTTTATTATCTAAAAAATACTGAAGTCTATCGTTATCAAAATATACTATTTAACAATTTTAGCGTATTTGACGATTCAGACAAATATATTCGTTATGAAGACATTCCGTCTAAATATCGTGTAGAAACAGACCATCATATTGCATTATTCCATGGTCCGGTTAATAATGCTGTTACAGATGTTGGATACACCGTTAGTAATCGTGCTATTACAAATGAATTGTTTGATGGACATCACATTGCAATGTTAGGTGATATCCATAAACATCAGATTCTACAAGAATATGATGAAAGTGAAAGTAAGCCGATAATCGTATATGCAGGTTCTATGATTCAACAGAATCATGGCGAAGAACTTAAAGGACACGGATTCTTGATGTGGGATCTGAAACGAAAAGTCTATAAACATTATGAGTTGAAAAATGATTATGGCTTTTATACAATCGAAATTAATAAAGGTAAATTAATCACTGATATTACAGACATTCCAAAGAAAGTTCGTATTCGTACACTTTGTTGTGAATCTATTCCATCTCAGGTCAAAGAGATCATCAATGAAGTAAAAAATAAGTGTGAAATTATCGAAACCACATTTAATCGAATCGATGAACCATCACATGATTTGATGTTGAAATCGGGTCAGATATTTGAGATTCATAACATTTTCGACGTTGATTATCAGAACAAACTAATAGAAGAAAATCTTCTATCTAAGAATGTTTCTGCAGAACTAATTTATAAGGTTAAAGAGTTAAATAAAATTATCAATCTAGAAATACCAAAGGATAAAGCTCCGAAGAATATTCGCTGGAAACCAAAAGTATTTGAATTTGATAATATGTTTAGTTACGGTGAAGGCAATTATATTGATTTTACCAAACTCAAGGGTACTATCGGATTATTTGCACCAAATGCTAGTGGTAAATCGAGTATTATGGATGCGTTAGCATTTTGTGTATTTGATAAATTTAGCAAGGGATATAAAGCTGTACACGTATTGAATACTCAGAAAATGAGTTTCCGATGTAAGTTTAACTTTGAGGTAAACGGAGTTGATTATTTTATAGAACGGGAGGGTAAAGCTGACAAAAAAGGAAATGTTAAAGTAGAGGTCAAGTTCTATAAGATGGATAATGGAAATGAATCTCCTTTGAACGGGGAAGCTCGGCGTAGTACCAATGACATCATTAGAGATTATGTTGGTACATATGAAGACTTTATTCTTACTGTACTGAGTATTCAGAACAGCAAGGCTGGGTCATTTATCGACTTGGGTCAAACAGAACGCAAAGATTTGTTGTGTCAGTTCATGGGTCTAACAGTATTCGATCAGTTGTATACTATTTCAAATGATAAGTTTAAAGAAACAAATACATTACTTAAGAATATTAGTAAAGACCAATTAATTGATGATTTACAAAACGTCTCTGGTAGCATTGATCTGAATAATCAAAATATATCACGTTATAATAGTGACATCAAAGATCTTGAAGTCAAAAAAGAAGAACATAATAATAATCTTCTAGAATTATCCAACAATATTATTAGAACCGCAACTTTTGATTTTGATATAGTCAAGTTGGAATCCGAAAAGACTAAATTAGACGCAAATATTAATACGTTTGAAACTGATATAAGTGAGAAGAAATCTAAATTTTCAACGAATGAAACGCAACTTTTTGATTTATCGTCTTCACTAAAGAGTTGTGAAAATATAGAAAATGATTACGATCAGTATAAAATCTGTAAAGAAGAAGAGTCTAAAAAGTCTTCTGAAATAGAAAAATTAAAAGCAATAGTTAAGAATAAAATTGATAAGCTAAAGAAGTTAGAGGAACATAAGTACGATCCTAATTGTACATACTGCGTTAATAATGTATTTGTTAAAGATGCAATTAAAACAAAAGAAGAAATTGAACTTGATAAAAGTAAAGGTAAAATTTTAGTTGAACAGTATAATATTTCTAAAAATAAACTTGATTCATTCGGGGATATTGAAGCTCGTTATAAAGAATGTCAACGTGTTAATAGTGAAAAAGTTAAATTGGAAAAAAACAAAGAAATTTTATCAACGTCAATACTACGTGATGAAAATTTCAAAATCAAACTGCAAAATGATTTGAATGGAGTAATTCAAAATATTGATACATTTTATAAGAACAGAGATATTATTGAAAACAACGCCAAATTGATTGTTAGTGTAAATGAAGTAAAAACGACCATTAAAAACATCGAATCAGATATTAAATTGGTAAATAATAAATTGTTTAACGCTTCTACTGAAAAAGGTAAGTTGGAATTGCAGTATAAAAATACTACAGATCAACTAAATAATGTTAAAGAATTGGAATCTTCATATGAAGCTTATAAGTTATATACTAATATTATTGGCCGGGATGGGATTCCATATGAAATTATAACTAGAACATTACCTGAAATAGAAAAAGAAGTTAATAACATTTTACAACAAATTGTTGAATTCTCTATCACTCTACAGACAGACGGTAAGAACATTATGACTAATATTGTTTATGACGACAGACGCTGGCCATTAGAAATGGCTAGTGGTATGGAAAAATTTGTTAGTGGTTTGGCTATTAGAGTAGCACTGATTAACATTAGTAATCTACCAAGACCAAATATTATTTGTATCGACGAAGGATTTGGTTGCGCTGACAGTGATCATTTGGGTCAAATGGGAGCTTTGTTTAGTTATCTGAAACATCAATTTGATTTTATTTGGGTAATCAGTCATTTGGATCAAATGCGTGATATGGTAGATGAACAAATCGAAATAAAAAAAGATAATGGATTTAGCAAAGTAGTATATAAATAAGAGATTCTATGAAAATATTATTTATAACGCCACATTTATCTACAGGTGGGGGGCCACAATATCTATTAAAAAAAATAATGGAATTAAATTCCGATCATGATGTTTATTGTGTAGAGTATACAGATATAACAGGAGGGGTTTTAGTCGTGCAAAGAACTCAAATACAAAGTTTGTTAAAAGAAAAATTGATAACTTTATATGAAGATAAATTTGAATTAATAAAACACATTCAGACTATAAACCCCGATGTAATTCACTTTGAGGAGTTACCTGAATACTTTTGCGATAAGCTACTCGCACATCAAGTTTATAATCCTAATAGGACTTATAAAATTATAGAAACATCACATGATAGTAGTTTTAATCCAAATAATAAATGTTTTTTCCCAGATGGATTTGCGTTGATAAGTGAATATCAACGAAGAATATTTGCTTGTTTGAATATTCCAATGTCAATTGTGGAATATCCAATTGTATATAGAAAAAAAAGTGACAGAGAATCAGCTCTAAAAGATCTAAATTTGGATCCTAGAAAAACTCATTTTCTGAATGTAGGATTGTTTACTTCTAGAAAAAATCAATCAGAAATCATTGAATATGCAAAATATTTACTAAACGAAAACATTCAATTTCATTTTGTGGGCAATCAAGCTGAGAATTTTAAATATTATTGGGAACCTTTAATGAAACAGTTTCCATATAATTGTAAATGGTGGGGCGAACGTAAAGACGTAGATACGTTCTATAATGCCATGGATGTTTTTTTGTTTACATCTAGAGGTACAGCTAATGATAAAGAAACAAGTCCATTGGTTATTAGAGAAGCTATTGGATGGGATTTACCACTTTTGATGTATAATCTACCTGTATACTGTGGTATGTATGATAAATATAAAAATGTTACTTGGTTAGAAAATGACGTTGTTGAAAATCTAGATAAAATAAAATCTTTTGTCCTCAACAAAGAACCAATACCAAAAGAACTATTTGATATATCATTTAACGAAGAGAATAATAAATTGGATATTATTTACAACGGATTAGATACATTAAGTGATGTTTTTTTTACTGTAAAAGATCGTGATTCCAAAACTTGTATTTATTCTTTCGGATGTAAAATTTTGAATTCTAACATTTCGTTCTGGATTATACCTCTGCCTAAACAACATTTTGATTTTAAAAATGACAGTAATTTTAGTGGATTTCTGTTACAGACATTTATAAAAAATAAGACAGAGAAGATTTACGAAAAAGAAATAATATTAAAAAATATAGATATTAAAAAACCCGTTCTCGAATTTTCCGATGAAGATCCAATATTCGTTAATTACAATGAGTTTTTCGTAGATAAAATCTATGACAAACTTAATCTTAAAAACTTAAATATTTGTTTTGATATAGGCGCTAATGTCGGGTTATTTACAAAGTATTTGAAACTCAATAATTGTAATAAAATTTTTTGTTTTGAACCGAATAAGACGGCTTTCAATTCTTTGCAAAAAAATTTAAAAGTCGAAAGTGAGGTGGGATTGTTTAATTTAGCTGTCTCCCATAACAATGAACCATTAAGATTATATATCGATGATAATAACAGCTTAATTAGTTCAGCACACGATATAAAAAATAACTATTATGACGTAGAGACGATTACTTTAAAAGATATATTTGATCAAAACAAAATACAAAAAGTAGATTTTGTAAAAATAGATATAGAGGGAATGGAATTCGATTTAATTGAAAATTTAGAAGATTCAATATTTCAAAAAATTGATAAATTTTTAATAGAGTACCATGATTTTTATTTTACAGATGGATCTCAAAAATTAGAAAAGTTAAAAAACAAGCTTAATCTTATGGGATATGATATAGTAAACAAACACAAATTTATTTATGCAACAAAATCACATCAATGAAATTTTACAAAATAGATTTTCAAGATTAACCACAAAAGTTTCTAATCAAATTCAAATCAACATAACTATTCATTGATTTTTCCCGCAAATAAAATATAAATATTATGTTTCCTAAACGTGCTTTTATAACATTTACAAACGAAAAATATATGCCTTTAATTTCTAAATTAATTGAAAGCGTATTAATGTTTTCAAAATATCCAATTATTGTATATACGTATAATTTTACCCACGATTTTAATCACAAACAAGTTTACACGAAACGTATAGATGATGATGTATTGGGAATTCCTGAATATATAAAAGACGCGAATGATATAACAGATAATATAGGGATTGTAACACGTAATAATTTCAATTCGTACTATACGTTAAGTAGAAAACCTACGATTCTAACAGACGCAATGGAAAACGGACTTGTAGAGGGAATTTTTTTGGACGGAGATGGTATTATTGCCGAATCAGTAGATAGTATGTTTGAGTATTTAATCGAATGTGAGAATTATCCATTAGTTGGTAAAGGATTGTTTGATTATATGATATTAAACGGTAAAGGGGGGCCTAACGATCCATTGGAATTGCCATTGATGAATCTTTTAAATGTAAACAAAAGATCAATGCATTATGTTCAGAGTAATTTTATGGTTTTTAACAAACAATGTAGATCTTTTTTTGATGAATGTGTGATAGTATCAAACCACCCGGAAGTATTGAAAAATTTTTATAATTATGCACCTTGGCAAGATGAAACGATTATTAATGTTTTGTTGTGGAAATATAATGCAAATAAACAATTACCAATTGTTCATTTTAACTTATCAAATTATGAAGAATTATTAAATTTTTATGAGAATAAAAAATGTAATTATTATGTTAAAGACTGTCCGTGGCATTATATTCCGGAAAATAAAAATGATATTAAATTTTTTCACGGATGTAAATCGGAGTCCGAATTAACAAAGTGTATAGACTATTTAAACGGAAAAAAAAATATATCTTATAAGTCTATAAAAAACGACCAATCTTTTAAAGATAAAAAGATAGCAATAGTTACGTTATTCGATCACAACTATTCGGATTTATCAAAAATATCAATAAAAAATAAAATTGAATACGTGAATAAACATAACTATGATTTTATTTATTTTGAAGATGTTATTGATAAAACAAGGCCACCTAGGTGGAGTAAAGTTAAAGCGGTTGAAACTATATTAAAAGACTACGATTGGGTTTGGTGGATAGATATAGATGCTTTAATAATGGAATTTGATATAATGTTAGAATCGTTAATAGATGATGATTATGATATGATATTTACTTCAAATACGAATTCATATTTATCAAACGGATCTTGTTTTTTTAAAAATAGCCATGTATCATTTAATTTCTTAATGGATTGTTATGATCTTCAACACGACTGTTTGAAAAATGTAAATGTAAATGTTTTCGATCACGAACAACAATCGATGAGGCAGTTGTTACTGAATGTGGACGAGTATAAATCTAAATCAAAATTAATAAATGAAAGATGTTGCAATAGTTTTTGCGTTACAGAAAACGCACAGGTTTTGTCTGTATATCCACAATGGAACTCGGACGCTAATATTTATCAAAAAGGCGATTTTGTAATACACTTCTGTGGTAGGAGTTTTTCTGAAAGAATTCACGACTTTGAAAAATATGAAAAAAATGTAAATTTTGGTAGTAAAACAATAACTATAATAGACTGTTATGCAACGTCTGAAGATAAGTTAAACATTTTAAGATCTACTATAGACCGAATTAAAAAGTTAAATAATGATATACTTCTAGTAACACACTGTACAATACCAACAGATATATTAAAATCAGTGACGTATTTTATATATGACAAAAATAATATCCCTAACGAAAAAAATTTAAATTTGACGTGGTATAATATTTTTGAAAAATATGAGATATACTTTACACACATAGCAGGGGTAACTAAGAGTTTTGCTCACGAATTTCCAATAATAAGATCGATGAGAAATGCATTTAATTTTGCAAATTTATATGATTATAAACATTTTTGTTTTGTTGAATTTGATAACTACTTTGATATAGATGAAATTTATAAAATTAAAAAATTAAAATCAGATCTAATTTACAAAAATAAAAAATTAATGTTTTTTAATGTTACACAGACAGACTCAGATAATAAAAAAACTATTAGTTATGAGACAATATTTTTTCTGGGAGACGTAAAAGAAATGTGTTGTTTACTTAATGACTACAATTACATTCCGTATGATATTGAATCGTTTAATGACAAATTCACATGGATATATCCGTTTAGTTTAGAACACATTTTTGTAAAACTAGTAGAAAATACAGATTGTTTATTAATAAATTCTCATTTTAAGGACTTTTTTAAAGTAGAAACTAAAAATTTAAGTTCTTACGTTGACATCACTTCACAGATTATTCCTGATTGTGATAATAATTTTTACATAATAGTAAATAACCAAAACAAAATAAATGTAAAAATGACAATAACTTTTAATAATAAAGTTATATTTGATAATTATGTTTTTGGAACGATGTTGCCTGCTTGTAAGATTGATCAGGAAGGAGAATACATTATAGACTCATACGATATGAATAACACTTTAATTAAAACGGATAAATTATTATATCAATTCAAATATCAAGAAAACTATAAAAATACTGGATATATAAAATATAAATGAAAAATGTAATTATAATTAACAGTTATGCTAATACGGACGAACGTAGAAATATTTTAATTAATTGCATAAGTAAATTAAAAAAATTAAACATTGATATAATTATAATATCGAATTATCAAGATGATCAATATATTCAGAGTTTAACAGATTATTATATCTACGACGTTGATAATATTTTATTACCCGAAGATAAAAGCCTGTGGAATTGGTTCGCTAACGATAAGGAAACAATACACGTATTTCACAGAGGAACGAGTTATATAGTTTACAAACATATATGCGCTTCAATTTCATTCGCAAAAAATCTTCAATATAAAAACTTTTTGTATTTGGAGTTTGATGTGGATTTTTCAGAACCGGATATAGACAAAATCGACATCATACTAAACCAGTGTCTTGTTGATGCAAAAATGTGGATGTACAATTTTCATTCATATGATAGACCAGCAATTGAATCCAGATTATTTGCGGGAAATGTTGATTTTTTCTTAGAAAATTTTATTATCGTAAAATCTATAGATGATTGGTACAATAAATATCCATTCATGGGTTCATCGGATACTTTAGAGTATATTTTTCCACAGTTAATAAATCATATAAAAGAATCAATATATTTTACTAACACATCGGTAGATGAATTTTTTAGTAATTCTAAATTTAACATTTTTAATACATCTTCATTTGTAAATATAGCCTATAATGTTGAAAATAAATTTGAACCACTATTATTTATTATAGCAAAGACTGGAAAATATAATATATTGATTAATAATCAAATGGTTCTAAATAAAGATTGTACACACGGTGAGTGGTTAAAAATTAAATTTTTAATATCAAATGATTTGACAAATTTAAGAGTTTTATTTAATGACTATATTGCATTTGATGAAAATGTAAGTTTAGAAAATATAGAAAGTTTTAAAAATAAATGTGTTCTATATAAAATATCTTGACTATCTAAATACAGTGTGGTATTGATGATTAATCAGATATAACAAAAACGCTGCGGAATAAAATTTAAAACAAATGAGAATAATTAATGTTACACCTGGTTTATTACCAATTCCACCAAATGGTTGGGGAGCAGTTGAAAAAATTATATGGGAATATCATCAAAATTTTTTAAAATTAGGACACGAATCTGAAATTCTTTATTTAGATCAAGTCAAATCTGACCGATGTGCAGTCGTACACATTCACGTGGCTAATTTAGCAATTGAAGCTCATAAAAGAGGTATACCTTATTATTTTACCTGTCACGATCATCACGCATATTTATATGGCAAAGACTCCAATTGTTTTAAAGAAAATTACAATGCGATAAAAAATTCAATTATTTCATTTGTACCGGCAAAATATTTAGTTAACTATTTTGACTTGCCGAATCTTAAATACTTGAGTCATGGTGTTAATACCGACTTTTTCATACCTACATCTAGAGTTGTAGACGAGTATAAATTGTTATGTGTAGCTAATAATGGGTTTATTCACGATCCATCAGAAGACAGAAAAGGATTTGGTTTTGCAATAGAAGCTGCTAAAAAATTAAATTTACCAATTACTATAGCTGGTCCTGAAAATAATAAAAAGTTTTTTGAAAGATATAATTTTAATTACGACAAACTAAACATTATATATAACTTAAGTGAAACTGATCTATTAAGATTATATCAGTCCCATGACATTTTTTTACATCCATCTATATTGGAAGCTGGTCACCCAAATTTGACATTGTTAGAGGCCATTTCATGTGGTTTGCCAATTGTTGGTACGTTTGAGGATGGTAATAATTTAGAAGGATTATATAAATCGAATAGAGATGTAGAGGAAATTATTAATGGTATAACGCACGTAATAAAGAACTACGATACATATAAAAAATTAACAACGATTACGTCTAAAGAAAAATCTTGGAAATGTATTGTTGATACATTAATAGCGTTTTATGATACAAGTATGAAAACTCAATTAATAGAAATTTACGAAAGTACAAAGATAAATCACAAAGATTCAGTCGAATCACAAAACAGTATAGTTTTCGATTTTAATAATAAATCTAAAGTTGAAATATTAGGTGAAATTAAAAAAGAATACAATCTGAAATTTATTAACAAACAAAATAATAAACTTGTTTATGAATCAGATATTTCAAACAATATGTGGACGCAAGCTAATTTTGCTTATTTTATTGATTGGAATATACAAATACGAGATAAACAAACGAATTCTTTAGTTTCCGATTTCAATTTAGATTTAAAAAATAAAACCGTAAAAATAGTAAATGAATCACCCTCTTTAGGCGACGGAGTTGCATGGGTTGCCTGTATAGATCTTTTTCAGAAAAAACATAATTGTATAGTAGATTACTACACTCCTAATAAAGATCTATTTGAAATTGAATATCCGAATATTAATTTTTACAATTATAACCATATAAATGATGAAAATTATTACGCTTCTTATAAAATAGGATGTTTTGATCCAAATGATAATTCAATATCACCAGCTGATTATAGAACACAAAATCTGCAACAAATTGCATCGAATATACTTGGATTAGATTACGAAGAAGTAAAAACAAAAATCCATATAAAAGATAAAGATCGTAAACTACAAGAAAAATACGTTTGTATATCAACTGCCTCCACATCTGGATGTAAACATTGGCAACATATAGATGGATGGCAAAAAGTAGTAGACCATTTAAATGACAATGGGTACAAAGTGGTTGTTATACAAAAAGAAGCGTTGAATTATATGGATCTTCAAGGATTGAAAAATGTAATTCACCCACAAACGCAATCTATACACGAAGCGATATCGTGGATTTATAACTGCGAATTTTTTATAGGACTAAGTTCTGGGAATAGTTGGTTAGCTTGGGCGTTAGATAAAAAAGTCTTACTGATAAGCGGATTTACAAAATCATTTAATGAATTTTTCACACCATATAGAGTTATAAACGAAAGTGTATGTAATGGTTGTTGGAATGATATTAAATATAAATTTAGCGCCAGTGATTGGAATTGGTGTCCAAAGTATAAAAATACTAAAAAAGAATTTGAGTGTACAAAAGAAATTTCTTTTGAAATGGTAAAAGAAAAATTGATTAATATAATTAATGATGTCAACACAATATTTCCGTTAAGAAAAAACTTAGACGTTTTTACATATAAAGAAATATTTGAGTGGAATCAGTACGAAAAATACGTGAATGTAAAAGAAAATGATTTAGTTTTAGATCTAGGGTGTTCTAAAGGATATTTTTTCTTAAAACACAAAGAAAAAAATATAAAATATATCGGAGTAGATGGTAGTATCGATTGTTTATCAGATTTCATTGAAAACTTAAATGGCGATGAACAACCGACTTTAATACATGCACTGATAGGAGACAATAAATCGGTACAAACTTTTGCGTCAATGTTCCATAATAATAAATTGCAAAGATCTATGTCTATGACATTTTCTGATATTATTAAATTAATAAATAGACCAATAGATTTTTTGAAGTTTGACATCGAAGGATACGAAAAAATCTTTTTGGATACAGATTATAATCTATTTAAATCAAATATAAGAAAATTTAGCGGAGAATTTCATTTCTGTGGAAATCACTCCCCGAGAAATCACGGATATGAAGTTCTTAAAAAAATAATCATAGATCCTGATATGAGTGTCAAACTGTTCTCGATAGATGGAATTGATATAACCGATTATTTTTGGACAAATCCAGATTTTTATACCGAAATCATAATTTCAGGGTTTATTAGTAAAAATATGACAAAATAACAAAAGTTATAATAAATAGTTTAATCTTGACTTTTTTCTGTTATATTTATTGATTAAATATAACTTTGAAAGGATATTAATATTATGCCAATACAAGAAGGCGGTACATTCGCCCCAACACAAAATATAGTAAGTCCAGGAGTTTTCACAAGAGAAAATGACCTGTCAGGTTTAGCACAAGGTGTCGCAAACATAGGTGGAGCTATAGTAGCCCCATTCTCTGATGGACCCGCATTCTTCCCAGCAACAATTTCCGAAGTATCTACTTTAGAAAGTACTTTCGGTGTAGCTGACGGAGTGTATTATGGTCCATATACCGCAAAAGAATATCTACTACAACAAGGTATCGTTACAATTGTTCGTGTAGGTGGTCTTACTGGTTACTGGCAGAAGAATCCATTGCTTGTTTATGCTCAGCCAGGCGTATGGAACCGTGGAGCAGACGCTGGTGCTATTACAGATGAATCGTTCATGTATTTGGATGATACTAGTTATACAACCAATATTAATTATCAACAGAGCAGTTCTGTGTTGTATTCATCCGGTAGTAAATCAAGTAGTGAATTTAAAGGATTAAATGGTAAAATTACACTAACTCGAGCATCTACCAGTGAAATTACATCATTTTTGCTTAATAATATCAGTGGTTTGTCATATTATTCAGCACTATCAGGTTCATTGGTATCGTCCGCAAGTAAAGGTAAAGTTCTAAAAATAACCACTACCGATTATTACAATCAATTTACCGGATCTGTACAAAGACGTAATTTTACGGTGGGCAAAACTATTAATTACAGTTTGGCAAATTTTGATTTTGAAAAATCACGTTTTTCTGGATCCATTTCGTCCAGTATAATAACCGAATCAATATTATTTGATACAAATGCATTCGGAACTGTTGCTGGTACTCAAAATAAAGCTCCATATTCCACAACCCATCCGTATTATAGTTATTTGACCGCTTCATATACATTAAGTGGCAATGTTATTACATATGGACTAGTATTTGCTAAAGGTTCTGTTAGTAATAGTACCAACTTCTCCAGTGTAACTTACAATTTGGCTAAATCTACAGGAAGTTATGAATTTCGTGTAGATAATTCAAGATTGTCATTGAGTGGCGCAATTAATGTAAAATTTGGAGCTGCATCTCTAACAAGTGGAGTAACCGCAGACGATGTTGATGGTACAGGTAACTTAAGTGGAAGTGTATTATACGCTGGTCAACAATTAAATTTAGGCAGCATTGGTCCTATCTTGTTCACTAAGAAAGGCGCACCAAGTAATGCAAGTTATCCATATTATTATCTAAGCTCCAGTGTACAAGCACAAGATATTAGTGCGGAAACTGCAATTTCTACAGCATTTGCGGAAAGTACTACTGCCGTTGCTCTATTTTCTAGTTCATACTTTGGAAATACAGCTGGAAATGTAGTAATTGATTACGATCCAGATGTATTGAATGTTTCCAATGGTTCTGTCCTATTAATAAGCGGTAGTGTTGATTCTCTACGTGGTGTAGGAACATGTGTTGCTGGTTTAGAACTTAAAGGTGTAATTAGTGGTAATTTTGCTAAATATAATGGAACATTTAGTCCAGGTGGAACAAATAGTAACGATCCATGTAATCCAAATACATCAGGCCGACAAAATATGATATTGGCAGTATTAGCAAATACCCAAAATGCTTCTACACAATTCAGCAGTGATTATGAAGTATATGGATTCAATAATACTACACTGTCACAATTAACCAGTAGTGTGTTTCCTTATAAGAATCTAATCAATCCAAACGAAAACGTTTATAACTTAGCATTGAAGTATAACTTCTCAAATCCAGATGGTAGCGTTTCTTCTGGAACATATGGATATTATGATTTTAGTTTAAATGAAAATGATAATAACTATATCAAAGATGTGTTTGGAATGGATCCAACAGTTGGCAGTCCAGATAAACAAATCGCCGGTCAAAAAGTTGAAGCTGCTTACAACTACGTTCTATTCGAAGACAGTATCAAGAAGTTTGTAGCAGAAAAGACAAGTACTTTTGGTTGGAGATTGTCGGTAGGTACTAGTACTCTATCTGGAAGTACAATCGTAGGTGAACCGCTAAAGTTTGTTGATCAATATAGTACCAACTTAAATGCTGGAGATAGTCAATTTGGTATTACAAACGCTTATACTCCATGGGTATATAGTCAAAAGATTGCTCCGTTCAGAGGTAGTGCGAATGAAGCTGCTGTTCCAACTAAGTTCCAATTGTTCAAAGCACATACTATGAGCGACGGTACTCCGAGTAATAGAAAATACAAGATTGAAATCAGCAACGTTAAGTTGGCTGGTACAGTTCCAGGCAGTGATTGGGGTTCATTTACTCTAGGTGTCCGTGCTTATAGTGATACCGATAAGAAACCTAAATATTTGGAAATCTTCCAAAACTTGAATCTAGATCCAGACAGTGCAAATTATATTGCACGTAGAATTGGTGATAGATATGCTTATATTACTTATGCTGGTAAGATTATTCAATTTGGCACATATGCTAACTTGAGTAGATATATCAGAATTGAAATGGCTGATGTAGCTTATCCAGTATCTTGTATACCATATGGATTTGAATCATATAGTACTCCGATCAATAGTACAGCTGGTATATACATCCCATATGTACAATATAGCAAAGCTAGTATTTATGGATTAGCCCCAGGCAAATATCCATCTGGTACTGTATTTGGCGCTGT